GAAACTCGCGTGGTATGCGTGGACAAAGATTCACGATTTTGGGCCTTTTTCATGATGTTTATGGAGTAGTGGTATGAAAGGTAGAAAAAAAACACCGACGGCGATACTAAAAATGCGAGGGTCGTGGCGTGCGAAGACGCGCCCAGGCGAACCCGCTCCGAGCGCATCGCAACTCGACTCGCCTGAGTTTCTTGGGGCCCGTGAAAAGATTATCTTCGACCAGATGAGCGAGGCGTTGTTCCGCGTTGGCGTCCTCACCGAGATCGATGGCTCGAGTCTTTCCCGCTATGCGATCTGCCTCGTCCGATGGATTGACGCAGAAGCTTCTTTGAGCGCTGGAACTCCCACGCATATCGAGATCATGGGTGATGACGAACGAGTCAAGGGTTACAAGGAAACCCCGCCTTACATGGTCTCATGCAAAATGCACGATCAACTCTTGAAGTTGGAGTGCCAGTTCGGATTGACGCCCGCATCGCGTCCTAATCTCCAAAGCACGAACGGCGGCAAAGACGGGATCATCGACATCATGAGGGCTATACAATAACCACCCGAGCGCCAAGGAAAAAGAAGCCTGCACCCGCCAAGGATCACCCGATCGTTCGGTTCTTTGGTGACCACTTGCGCCATACGAAGGGCGAGTGGGCGGGCACGGGTTTCGTCCTGGCTGAATGGCAGCGTCAGTTCTTGAATGAACTCTTCGGGACGGTGCGCAAGGATGGCCTGCGCCAGTACCGCACCGCCTACCTCGAGGTGCCCAGAAAGAACGGTAAGTCAACTCTCGCAGCGGGCATCGCCTTGTTTCTTCTCTGCCTTGATCGTGAAGAGGGTGCGGAAATCTACAGCGCAGCATCCGACAAAGATCAAGCCAGTATCGTCTTTGACCAAGCCTGCCAGATGATCGAGGAAAACCCGAACCTCTCAACCATGCTCAGGATCTATCGCAACAAAACGATCGAGCACAAAGCCTCGAACTCTTTCTACAGATCGCTATCCTCGGATGCCTTCACCAAACACGGGCTCAATGCTCATGGCGTGATCGTCGACGAGGTTCATGCCCAACCAAACCGAGAGCTATGGGATGTGTTGACAACCTCAACGGGTGCCCGCAGGCAACCGCTCACGCTCGCATTGACTACCGCTGGGCACGATCGCCAGAGTCTGTGCTGGGAGCTTCGCCAGTATGCTGAAGGGGTCAACGATAAGCTCATTCACGACCCGACTTTCTACTCTAAAATCTACACCAGCACAGGCGACTGGAAAGCAGAATCAACTTGGAAACAAGCCAACCCGAACTATGGCGTGACCGTGAAAGAGGATTACTTCGTGAAGGCAGTAGCTGAAGCCAGCGCCAACCCTTCCCGCGAAAACGCCTTCAGAAGATTACACTTGAACCAGTGGACATCGCAGGAGACGAGATGGATCTCGCTCGAGCGCTGGGATGCGTGCTCCCGCGATCTCCCTGACCTTTCCGGGAGGATGGCGTTCGGGGGTCTTGATCTCAGCAGTACCTTAGATCTCACGGCGTTTGTGCTTCTCTTTCCGCCTATCGAACCGCATGAACCCTACTGGATCGTGCCGACCTTCTTCGCACCAGCGGACGCAGCGAGGGAACGAGAGCGCAACAACAAGCACAGGCTCGATGACTGGGAGCGCCAAGGTCTGATCGTGACTACACCAGGGCGATCGCTCGACTATAGGGCAGTCGTGGCGGTGATTGATGGCCTAGCAAGAAAGTACAACATCCAAGAGATCGCAGTCGATCGCTGGAACATCAACCAGATCAGTAAGGATTTGGAAACGCTGGGCAAGAATAACGGCAGGCCCGATTGGCTTGTCGGCTTCGGGCAAGGCTTCGCAGCGATGACCGCACCCTCGAAAGAGTTAGAGGTCTTGGTGCTCTCTGAGAAGATCGCACACGATGGCAACCCGGTGCTGCGTTGGATGTTTTCCAATGTCCAAGTCGAGCGAGACAACGCAGGCAACATCAAAATGCATAAGGGAAAAGCGGTCGAGAAAATCGATGGCATCGTGGCGACTATCATGGCACTCGGTCGGGCGCAGGTCAGCACCTTAAACGCAACAAATATTTACGACACCCAAGGAATCACACTACTATGATTGAACGCATAAAAGGCTTTATCTCTCGGGCGCTTTCCCTATCGGGTGGCAACCTGAAAGACCCTAGGCTCAACGAGTTATTTGGTGGCGCATCAACTGACTCGGGCGTCAGCGTCACACCCGATACGGCCCTCACCTACTCTGCCGTATATGCTGCGGTCAGGTGCATTGCCGAGTCGGTTTCGAGTCTACCGCTCAACTACTACGAACGCCTGCCGGGTGGTGGCAAGGCACACGCAAAAGCGAACCCGCTGCACACGCTCCTTCATGATGAGCCCAACCCCGAGATGAGCTCGCTCCAATGGCGTGAGGCTTCGATGGCGCACTTGCTTCTTCATGGAAATTCTTACAGCGAAATCGTGCGTGACCTCGAGGGCAATGTGGTCGAGCTCTGGCCCATTGACCCTACTATGGTAACGCCCAGGCGCACCGACTCGGGTGAGCTTTACTACGAACTCAACCGGGGAAAGTCTTTCATCACCGCTGGCAATATGCTTCATATACCCGGTCTATCATTCGATGGCATCTCAGGCATCAGCGTGATTGGGTTGGCCCGCCAGTCGATCGGGTTATCAATGGCGATTGAAAGCTTCGGTGCTGGTTACTTTGGGCGAGGAGCTCGGCCCGGTGGCGTGTTAACTTTCCCTGGTCAACTCTCACCCGAAGCAAGGCAGAACCTTCGCAGATCGTTTGAGGAACTTCATGCAGGTGGGGCAAACTCTCACCGAGTCGCCCTCTTGGAAGCGGGCCTAAAGTGGGAGGCCATCGGCGTGCCACCCGATGACTCGCAGTTCCTTCAGTCGAGAGAGTTCCAGGTCATCGAGATCGCCCGCTGGTTTAACCTACCACCGAACAAACTTAAGGATCTTTCCAAGACGAGCTACAACTCCCTCGAACAGATGGAAATCAGCTTCGTCGTGGATACCCTGCGCCCTTGGCTAGTTCGTTGGGAACAGCAACTCAACCGCAAGATTATCAGACCGAAAGACAAAGGCACTTTCTTTTTCGAGTTCAATGTAGACGGGAAATTACGGGGCGAGATCGCTGCCCGTTATCAGTCGTACTCGGTCGCTCGCAACTGGGGCTGGCTGTCGGTGAACGAGATCCGAGAAAAAGAAAACATGAACCCGATCGAGGGTGGCGATGTGTATATGCAACCCATGAATATGCAATCGATTAACACCGCACCCACGGCAGCGCCTGCAACCGATCCGAGTTTGGTGGCAGTGCCCACACCCGAGACCCAAGACCCGACAGCAATCGCAGCACCCGCAGCAGCAGGGGCAGATGTCGCCAGCACCGCATTGAACGGCGCACAGATCACCAGTCTCGTTGACTTGGTTACTCAGGTAGGCATGAAGCTCATCCCGATCGCATCGGCCAAGGCGATTGCAATTGCCTCGTTCCCATTCCTCTCGCAAGCGGTGGTCGATCAAATCTTCAACGGGCTCGACAGTGTGCCAACTCCACCAACCTTACCAAACCCTCCAGCGACCACACCCGCTCGCTCTCACGAATCAATCATCCTGAGACTCTTGGATGATGCAGGTGAACGCCTTCAAAATGTGGAGTGTTCAGCCGTGAAGCGCTTTGCCAACAAACCAGCAGAGTTCTTGACCAAGCTCGATCACTTCTGTGCCGAGCATCGGGCCCGCGTCGTGTCCGCCTATTCACCCGTGCTCGAGGCGTTTGGCCTGACCACCGATCTCGATGGCCATGTCCAGCGCCACCTCGACCAGTTCCGCTCAACTTGGTTGGACTTCTCAGGATCAGTGACCGCAGCGAAACTTGCCGAAGCGGTTTCGCTTAAGATTCAAAACATGAAAGGGGTCAAAGATGAAAACTAATACGATTGAACGCAGGTTCTCTACCGAACTTAGAGTTGATGTCGCAGCGCAGAAGATCATCGGCTACGCTGCCAAGTATGATCTCTCAAGCGAAGACCTCGGCGGCTTTCGGGAGTTCGTTCGCCCTGGTGCATTCCAGAGGTCGCTTGACTCTAACCCCGATGTGAGGGCGCTCATTGATCATAATCCGAGCCTCATCCTCGGTCGCACCGTCTCGGGCACGCTAAGACTCGAGAGCGATGCGACAGGGCTCAAGGTTACCATCGACCCGCCTGATACCCAGTATGCTGCCGACTTGATGGCGGTCATGTCTCGGGGTGATGTCTCGCAGATGAGCTTCGCCTTTACGACTTCCGAAGACGCTTGGGATCTGGTGGACGGTAAACGGGTGCGCAGTCTTCTCGCCGTGGAGCTCCACGATGTGAGTGTGGTCACTTACCCCGCCTACCCCGATACCTCGGTGGCAGTTCGCTCGCTCTCGATCTACACCCAGGACGCAATAAGATCAGCGCAACGCATCCGAGAACTTCGCCTGCGTGGTGATCGGTAGTCCAGCAACTTGGACTAAGTCGCTCGCTTAGTTCACGCAAACGCCTTTCCGTGGACTAGGGGTGGGGGAATTCCTCCACCCTACAAAAACCCTAGGAAAATTGACTTTCTGGAAGCTTTCTAACCAACCATATCGTGATTATCCATAATAAAGTGCGTGCTCCCACGAACAATAGGCTACGATAGCAATACGGCGACCGGCGTTTGCCCGGTTGAATGGATCGAAAAAAGGAGCAGAAACATGGATAGTAAGACAAAGATCAACCTTTTGGTTGCAGCGGTGGCGTGCCTGACAGTCAGCTTGATCGTGTCGTGTGTGGTCGTGGTGGTGTTAGTGAAGGGTGGTAACCAACAAATGACCCAAGAGTCGGCAGCGCAGAGCGTGACAGATATGGCGGCGGCGATGAAGAAGAATGCCATCGAGGCCGAGGAGCGGGAAGCGGTTCGCAGAGAGAGCGAGAGAGTTGCGGAAAGAGAACGAGTAAGGATTCAGACTTCCCGAGATAAAACTGACGCAATGTTCAGAGATGCTTATAAGGGTCGTTAACCCTTCCCCCCCGCTCTCCCTAGGCTCGCCTTTACCGGCGGGCCTTTTTTTTGGCACGATGGTTGACGAACTAGGAATCCGTGGTTTAATCGGTCTATCGAAATCAGTGCAGTCTTTACGCACAGTTTCCCGAACTAGGGGCCTGTGCGTTTTTTTATGCTTCTCACCGGAGCAGATGCACGAGTCCTAATAAGCCATATTAGGAAGAAATCCAATGACCGAAATTGAAACCCTGCGCAACCAGCGCACCGCAAAACTAGCTGAAGCCCGAGCTATTCACGCTCACGGCACCACCGAAAAGCGAGAACTAACCCCCGAAGAAGCCGCAGCTTTTGAGGCTTTGGTTTCTCAGGTTGATGAACACGAAGCCCGCATCACCGAGATTGAAGGCGGCGCAGCTCCCGCAGAAGAAGCAGCACCCGAAGAAGCCGCTTCTGCTCGCAGTAATAAACTTGCAAGCTTGGAAGCTTCCTCCAAAAGACCCGCAGCACGAAGGTCTTCACCGATCGAAGCGCCTGCGTTTGTGCGCGATTTTGGCGATCGTCAAAGCACTTCAGATAGAGCATTGGCCTTACGAGGATGGCTCGGATTTCATAGCGTAAACGGTGCTTCCAATGAGCAGAGAAACGCTGCACAGCGCTCTGGCCTTGAACTTGGGAACAATCGCCTATCATTCAAATTGAATGCCAAGGCTCCTAAGAACCAAGCCGAAGCCCGTGCTCAGTCCTTGACCGCTGCCGCTGGTGGTTATACCGTTCCCCAAGGTTTCATCAATCAGCTCGAAGCTTCTTTGTTGGCTTTCGGTGGGATGCGAGAAGTCGCAACCATCTTAAGGACAGCAGAAGGCAATGACCTACCAATTCCTACCGTGAGTGATCACAGTAATGTTGGTGCGATCCTTGCTGAAAATACTCAAGTTGCTGAGCAAGATATCACTTTTGCCCAGATCACCATGAAGGCTTATAAGTATTCATCGAAACTCATTAGGGTTTCTGCTGAACTCTTGCAAGACTCTGCGATTGATTTGGAGTCGTTCATCGGTGGCGCACTTGGGGAGAGGATCGCAAGGATCTTTAATACTCACGCCACAACTGGTGACAATTCCTCAAAACCACAGGGGATCTCGGCATCCGGTGCAGGTAAAACTGCTACCGCTGATGACGCAATCACCTTCGCTGAGTTGCTTGATCTTCAGCATTCGCTCGATCCAGCTTATCGTGCGAACGCCAAATTCATGATGCACGACTCGACCTTCAAGCTTGTGCGAAAACTGGTGGATGATCAGAACAGGCCGATCTTTATGAACGACCTTTCTGCGACTTCTCCTGGTACTTTGTTCGGCGTTCCCGTCGTGATCAACCAGGATGTGGCAACAGTTGCGGCTAGCGCCAAAGTTATATACTACGGTGATTTTTCTAAGTACCTCATTCGAGATGTGCAGGACTTCACACTCTTGCGCCTCGAAGAACGATACGCTGATTACCACCAAGTTGGCTTTGTTGGCTTCTCCCGTCATGATGGTCGCATCCTCGACGCTGGCACTGATCCGATCAAGCATTTAGTAATGGCAGCTAGCTAAACATGAAAGTTAAATTTCATACTTCTGTAGCGGGCTTGTCGTTCACTTATGATGCAAATCTGGTGTACGACCTCCCGCTCGATGAAGCGGCTAATTGCATCCGACTCGGCTGGGCGAGCGCTGAAGAAGCGCTCGTTCCTCCGGTCTCGGAAACCCGACAAATCAAGGCTGAGAAGGCAACCTCGAAAAAACAAAAAGAGAAACGCTAATGTTGACAGTTGTCACTCCTCCAGCGACGGAACCGATCACCCTTGCAGAGATGAAGCTCCACTCGCGCATCGATGGCAACGACGATGACGCTCTAATTAATACGCTCATCACCGCAGCACGACAGCAGCTCGAGCAGATGGCTAGCCATAAAATGGTGACGCAGACTCTTGCGCTTTCGATCGATGACTTCCCCGACTCTGGCATCCTCTACCTTGAGGGCCCAGTGCAATCGGTGAGCTCAATCCAATATTACGACCTCGATGGCAACCTTCAAACTTGGGATGACGAACTTTATCAGGTTGACATCACGGCTAACCCTGCCCGTGTTATGCCCGCCTACGATGAGGATTGGCCTGATTACTTAGACGATTACAACTCGATCGTGGTGACTTATGTCGCAGGTTGCGGCAACGCTAACGAAGTCCCAGCGATATTAAAGCAAGCGATCAAGATGCTGGTGGCGCACTGGTACAACCAGCGCGAGACCGTAGGAGAAGCGCAGGGCTACGAAGTGCCCTACGCCGTCGATAACATCGTCAAAATGTTCAGTCGAGGCATTGTTAACTAATGCTCAAAGCAGGCGAATTAACACAGAGAATAAGCTTTCAGCGTGATGAATCAACCACCGTTGATGATTACGGTCAGGTGACCCGCTCATGGAATACCTACTACACGACCTGGGCGAGTGTTCGACCGCTCTCAGGCAGGGAGCAAGAGCAGGGCATGGCGAGGCAGGCTTCGATCTCGCATCGTGTGCGTGTGCGTTTTAAAGATGGCATCCTTCACGGCGATCGCATCTCGATGGGAAACCGCACGCTTGAAATCGTCAGCATTAGAAACATTGACGAGGGCTCATGGGAGCTCGAGATTGATGCGGTTGAAAGGGGTGCGTAATGGGAAGACCACGATCAACATCCACGGCAGGCAAACGAGGAAGCAAGATATTCATCGAAGCTGGTGCATTAGAAGGCATCCTCAAAAACATGGAACACATTGATAAGTATATCAAGCGGGTTGCCCTTGCCGACGCTTTGGAAGCTGGTGGCGAAATCATTCTTCAGGCTGCACGACAGAAAGCAAAAAGAAAGAGCGGTCACCTTGCAAACTCTTTGGGACTAAGAAAGAAAATCGTACTTCAGAAAAACGCACAGTACAGCTACGCAGTGATCGGCCCGCTCCGCAGAAGTTACGCAGCAACGATCAAGAGGCTGCACATGAACCGCTCACAGAAAAGACAGCAAACAAGATCCGGCACCGAAGCGGTCAACAGTGCTACCCAGTACGCTCACTTTGTCGAGTACGGCACCGCAGCGCATCCGATAGGAAGTGGCGACCTCACCAACGAAACTCTACTCGGTCGCAAGGGTGCTGTGCGAAAAGCGCAGGGTGCGAATCATCCAGGCGCAAGGCCACAACCTTTCTTGAGGCCTGCATATGATGAAACAAAAGATCGCGTTATTAAAGTCATGGGTGACATTCTCGCCGATGGCGTGGAAAGGGGCGCATCATGAGTGCTAGCAAAGCCCTTCGAGCCCGACTGATCGACGATGCTACGATGGCAGGTTATGTGGGCACCCGCATCTATCCGGGCAGAGCACCACAAAAGCCCGTTCTTCCTTATATCGTCTACCACCGCATCAGCACGGTGCGCTCGGCCACGCTCGACAGCGGCAACACCAAGGTGCCTGAAGTGCGAATGCAGTGCGATGTAATCGCAACAACACAATCGGAAGTCGAAACCATCATGAATCAAATGCGAATCGTGATGGACAACTTTCGCGGCACCTCTTCCGGGGTGGTCGTTCTCGGTGTTAGCGTGAGTGATGAGCAAGACCAGCCCGAGTTTTTTGAAGGCTCGGACACCGTGTTTTATCATTCGTCTTTGGATTTTTCCATCATCTATAGGGAGTCTTAGTTATGGCAGCAGTACTGACCCAAGGCACGGCAATCTCGATCGGCGGCACCACCCTCACCGGCGTGACCGATATCACACCACCCAGTGCGACCCGTGGCACCGTGGACATCACCAACCTTTTGAGCCCAGACCATGCGAAGGAATACGCTGGCGGTCTGATCGATGGTGGCGAAATGTCAGCAACCGCAATCGTGGGCGTTGGCTCCGCAGCACTCGGCACGATCAGCGCTTACATCGAAGATTACGGCGAAGCTAAAGCTTGCGTGATAACCCTCGCCGATACCTCGACTATTTCTTTCGATGGCATCGTGACGAAGTTTCAAGTCGATGGCGTTGCAACGGGCGACAACACGGTGAAAGCAACCGTGGGCGTTAAACCAGTAGGCAAAATAACCTACGCATTAGATTAAGGAGTTTCTCATTTTAGATAAGCAAAAGTTATTAAGTGCAGGCAGTGCATACAAGCTCGGGGAGATCGAGATCCCCGAGCTCGGTGGCAAAGTGTTCCTCCGAGTGATTAGCTCCCGTGAGCGTGATCAACTTGAAAGCGAAATCAGTGCGGGCTCAAAGTCAGGTAACCTGACGAACATTCGAGCCAAGCTGGTGGTGAGGTCTATCGCTGATGATCAAGGCAAGCGAATCTTTACCGATGCCGAGGTCGAAGCTGTGGGCGAGATGCCTGCGCCTCTTGTTGGCATCCTCTTCGATGCGTGTGCCCGTCATAACGGCATGAGTGGCGGTGCAGTCGAGGAAGCAAGAAAAAACTAATCGAGCGTCCGGGGAGGCGGTTTCTATTCCGTCTTGCTGGGCACTTGAAGAAGACCGTCGGTGAACTCCTAGATGGCATGGACGCCCAGGAGTTGACCGAGTGGATGGCTTTCTCAACGATCGAGCCACTTGACGCAGACCGTGCCGACATTCATGCAGCGCAGGTGTGCAGCACAACAGCGAATGTGTGGCGGGGTGCAGAGTCGAAGGTGCTCGAGGTAAAGGATTTTATCCCGGACTGGTACGGTGAAAACAAGAAGGTTGACAACTTCGCAGGGCTCAAGGCGTGGGCGACAGCGATGGGCACTAAGAAAACCTAGGAGTCGATGATGGCAAAAACTATCGGATCATTGAATGTTTCGATGGGCCTGTCGATCACCGACTTCATCACCAATCTCGACAAAGTCAAAGAGGACATGGGAAGTCTTGAGGCAGTGACCTCAGAGGCCTCCAAGCATTTCGATGATGATGTCGCCGGGGTCATGGGCGACGCCTTGCACAAGTTCGCCAAGACTTCAAAGCTCGGAGCAGATGATGCTCTCGCCTTTGCGGTCTCGCTCAAGAAGCTCGGCCTCGATGCGGACACGATTACCAGCACCCTGGACAAGTTCGGTAAAGGTATAGGTAAGTTTGCCAAGAACGCAGGCGAAGCGAGCAAGGCTTTCGCTGGCATCCTCGGAAAGATCGGCGAGTCGGATAAGGTCTTACTCAAAGATATACAAGCGCTGGAAAGCATGGGCGTGAAAGCGTTCGATGCGATGGCCAAGGAACTTTCCAAGGTTGAAGGTAAAGCAGTAACAACCGCAGAAGTCATGAAGCGGATCGCCTCGGGTGCGATCTCAGGCAAGGATGCTTTGAAACTTCTCACGCAAGGCGGGCAAGCTCCAGTGGGTGGTGGCGATGCCGCCAAGGAATCGCAAGCGAAGAGCAAGCTCGCATCGTTCCTCACCCATGTCGAAACCAAAATCAAGTCCGCTGCCTCATCTATTTTTAAAAGCGTAACCAACCTCATCATGAACCCGGTCACCGCGATCGGGGGCGCTCTCGCCTCTTATGGTGTGTACAAAATCTACGACCGAGCGGTGATGGCTTTTGCCAACACCGAAGAGATCCTGACCCGAATCAAAGGGCTCGCTGGCGAAGCCAATGCCGAGCGTCTTGGTGGCGTGATGGGCGAGATCGCTGATCAGGGGCGCATCGCTCAAGATGCAGTCGGCAAGCTAGCTACCGGGTTCCTCGGCCTCGGGGTCTCGGGTAAAGATGCTGCCACGATGATTGAAAGCTTCGGGCGCACTAGTTTGGTTGCTGGTTCGGGTGCCACGGATGTCTTTAACAAATTAGGGGAAGTCGCTCAGAACATGACCCGCACGGGTCAAGCTTCCAAGGATGATTTCGCAGCGCTCGCAGCGATGGGCCTGCCTGTTTACCAAGCTTTGGCTGATCGATTAAATCTGGTAAACAACACAGCGATCAGCGCTAATGATGCCATGCGTTTGCTTGCTGAAAACAAAGTCGGAACTGGGAGCGCACTCAACGCACTTGCTGGGATGAGTAACAATGCAGATGTGATCAAGCAGGCAGAAGAACAGGCTGGAACACTTAAAGGAATTTATGCTCGACTTTCAGGAGAGGTGCAAGGGTTCTTTACTGAGTTCGGTGCCGACATTGTAGACGCTTTGGATCTCAAAGGTTTTTCAAAAAGCCTCATTGGGTTTATGCAAAGTCTCAGAGCGAACTTTGATTCACTAACCCCAGCGATCAAAAATATCGGTATGGTGCTCGCCGTGGTTCGAGATGTGTTATTCGATGCGTTCAAGGGTTTGGTGAGTTTCTTCACCACGATGGGCGGGGCCGATGTGGCGGTGGGGAGTATCGACAACATTAGGGCTGTGGTTGTTTCCTTTGCACAGGGCGTAATGGTAGCAATGCAGTCGGTGATGAGTGGGGCAATCACAGTCATCAATGAGATCGTAGCTGCCGTGGGCGGGCTCAAGAAGTTTGCAGCCATCTTTGCAGGTGTGGTAGCAGGCGCCAAGGTTGGAACGCTCGCTGGTTCGTTTGGTGGCGTTACTGCTCTTCCCGCTGCGATCATTGGTGGTGTTGCGGGTGGCCTTTACGCTAATAGCAAGGTAAGTGGTGGTGGCCCTCAGATCGATGCAGAAGCGATCAAAACAAAAATGAATGCCTCCTTTGATGAAATAACGAGACGCATCGGGGGAAGCGGTGGCGAAGCCGGTAATCAGTTCTTAATGGAACTAGAGAACACGATCGTTGAAAGGTCGAAGGGCTTCGCAGATAAGGCCAACCCGTTCCGAAGGTTTTCACTCGCTGGCGTTGACACGCAGATCGACTCATTCTTCTCATCGCTAACCGCCGCTAATGTAGGGCACACCACTTTCTTGAACACCTTGCAAGGTGGCGTAGGCTCGACAATCGCTATCCTTCGGCGCGAAATGGAACTTGGAAACCTTACTGCCGAAGAGTTTGCAGCCCAAATGACAAAGCTTTCCGAAGGTGCGATGGCATCGCTGGACGCCAAGCTTAAAGCTGGCATCATCACGAACACGGAATACTCAAACGCTATTGCGCTAATCTTCGAGAAGATCGACGCCCTCGATGTCTCAGGCCTTAACGCATTCATGGGTGGTGATCAAATGCCTGCATGGATCAGGGAGCTTTCCAACATTGAAAGCCCGCTCGAAACCTACCGCAGAAAAATGGAAGAGTTACAGATGACCCTTGCGGATCGGCCTGATCTTTTTGCAGCGGGTGCAGCGCAACTTGCTGACGAACTAGAACGCAGCGTGGGAGCGATGGAAGAATTGAAAAACCCTGCCGCACTCATCAAGGGCACGGCAGGCGCATTCTCGCAAGTGCTCAAGATCCAAAACGCAAAGGGAGGCGAGAGCGCAGCGGATCGATTGTTAAGGCTACAACAACGGGCAGAAGAAAAAGACACCGCAAGAAATAACTACTTGGCAGCGATCGCAGCAGCGACAGCAAACAACAATGCAATGAACATCGTTCAAGTGTAAAGGAGACACTATGGCAGTCGTGAACACCTACGAAACTTTTGAAGGCCGAACCGGCAGTGATGACAGCAAACGCCAGGTCTCGCTGGTGCGCTCGTTCATTGTGCAGACGAACGATGTGGCCGACGATGTGCCCAACCTCTTCGGTGAGAACCTGCCCGCCATGTTCTCAGTGCATCCAAAATATGATAAAGCCTTCTGTGTCGGTAGGACTGCCTCGCAGATGGATGACCCGCATTTCTGGAAAATCACTTGCAGTTACAATTCCAATATCGACACCGTGGCACCGAGCTCCACGCCGAGCGCAGCGCAGACGCCCGAGGTAGCGAGCCAGAACAAGGGAGCGAGCCCTGAAGAGAAGGCCAGCGAGGCGAACGAGAACCCGCTGACGAGGCCTACGGACATTGATTTTAGTACGGTCGATAAGGAATGGGTTCTCGACAAAGATTTTAGCACCCCCCGCAAGCCGATGGTGAATGGCAACGGCGAACGCTTTGACCCTCCGGTGATGTCTCACAAGCCGTTACTCACTATGAAGCTAGAATTTAACAGTGCCACCTTCGTCGCTCTCACATGGATGGCACGGGTCAAGTGCGTCAATGCGGATGCGTTCTCGGGGTTCCCTGCCCGCAGTATGCTCCTCGATAAAGTCACCGCAAAGAGGGTCTATGAGAACGGCGTCAAGTACTGGCGCATCTCGCTTGAATACCTGCTAGATAAAGAAAGCTGGGATGCGTTAGTCTTGAATCATAGCTACACCGAATGGAACGGCACCAAGCTGATCACGGCTCGAGATGTTGCGGGTAATGTTCTCCCGAATGGGGTAGTCATCATAGGCACCACCGGCATCCCATTTGATCACGGGGTCTTCCCTACTGAGGCGAACGAAGGCTTCCTTCGCTTCCGTATTTACGACGACATTGATTACTCCTATCTGACCCCCATCTACAGGAAAATACTTTAATGAGCAGCGCCTATGGCTTCACTGAAGACTCAGCAAGACGCATCGCCCGCGTCGTGAAAGCGGTCGAGGGCGACACGACCGAACCCACACGCATCGGGCCCATGCTGGGTGGTTCCACGATGAGCGTGGTGAAGGTGACGGCGCTGGGCTCGCCACTCAATACCGGTCAGAGGGTGGACTACCACGCCAGCGCCAACACCATGAATGACATAAACGAGGTTAAGATCAAAGAGTTAAACGGGGCAGCGCTCACAGTTGGTAGTCACTACATGGGGCAATTCTCGGGCTACACCTCGGCAGGCTTGCCGGTGTTTGTGGTGAAGACGAACGCAGGTGGTGCAGGCTCCACTTTCGAAGTGGTCACGGGGGTTGTTTGTCATACCGATGGGTCTGGCATAGGAGTGACCACTGCGAGCTTAACCACCTCCGACTATGATGGCGCAGTGTTCAAGAACTTTTTAGGTTTGGTGGATGTGGTGCCTAAAAGCTTTGTAGGGAATGCTTCTAGAATTGTGATGGTGAATGAAGCAGCAAACGCTTTAGAGTTTGGTCCGAACTTTTCAGGCGCACCAACGGCAGCAGACTTTCTAGGGTTGACAGATACACCGAACACTTATTCAGGTGCTAGTTATAAATCAGTCATTTGTAATCTAGGTAATAGCGGAAATGCTAACGCTTTAGATTTTGCAACTCCTAATGTGACCACCACCAATAGTCTTGTGGGTGGAGGTAATCCGAATAACTCTAGTGTGTTTACCACCCTGCAATTAGTGAACGACACTACAACGCCTGGTAATGACAAATATTACGCAACGACTAACTCAGGGGTCAAGGGGTGGCGATCCCTTACCCTAAAAGGCGCAACCGATTTCCCTTCATCTTACACCAGTGCAGGGGGGAAGTTATTAAAGGTTAATGCAGGTGCCACAGCGGTTGAGTTTGCAACACCACTTGCAGCGGTGACGGATGTGGCAGCGCATACCATTTCTAATGTGGATTTAGCAACCGCAGCATCGACAACACAAACGGCTATTGATGATTTAAGAACGCAATTGAATTTATTGCTAGCTCGCATTAGATCCCATGGGCTAATCTCATGATTGTTAATAGTACACCCATTTATGGTTATGACTTTACAAACTATAACTCTGGTACTGGAATTTGGCAATCTGGTTTAATACCTGCTCCTCTACCCAATGGAAATGTTCGATGCGGAACTTTAACGACCACTGGTGGTATATTACCTGGGGGATATAGTCCTACCGCTTTATACTTTTTGTTTTTTGTTTCTGGTGTTGGTGGTGGTTTCGGTCTTGCAAATTCTTATGCTAATGCCTTGGCAAAAATTCCAGTGATATTTACTACTGGAGGCACTGGAACCATAGTTTTTAGGGAATCAGGTGGCTATTACAACTTACAAGCAAAGGTTCCTGAGTGCTGCGATGAGCCATATTTTAATCAACAATTCCCTAGCTTTGACTATCCCGATAACGAAAACTTTTTTCCTGACAAGGTGCCATCATCAGTAACAATAACTCCATCTTTAGTTAGAAGTTCTGGCGCACTTTATAGTTCCAACGCAGGATTTAGAGGTTGGAGAGAATCAGAAGTGATTGCAGCTATTGCTTTAATGAATGCTCCAGTTACCTTATATTTGACAACCGCAGATAATTATGACAATAGCAAAAGCCCTTCCTGTCAGTTTAATCAGGTAATTACAACTGCAGATTTCTATGTTACCTACAACTTTGTTATCTCCAATACAGTGTTTGGATTAACTATATCTGTTTGGTTGAGGAGTAGGAATATTTACTTTTACATCCAGTTTGGGGGAACAATTCCTAGTGTTTCATTCACACTTGTATTTACATCTTACTTTGATGAAAGCTTGCAACTTGTTGATTCTGTATCAAATCCAGTAATTAGTTTTGGCGCACCATTAACCAGCATGGTGTTACCATCTACACTGACATTAACGAAAAAGCCAGCAACCTACCTGCATACCTTGCCTGATGTGATTGCCTCCAATGCACCCTATCCAACTAGAGGCTGGACTACCAACGATTACACATCTGAACTTCCAAACTCAATCACATTAACTAAAGTTGCAGGGTACAACAATTATGAAGGCGAGTTTACCACTGCTGTGAATGTTAAGAACTATGTCAGACTTAAGTTAGTTGGCTCAGGTGCGAGAGGGTGGAAATATGCAGACTATGAAATGTTTTCATCATATCTAGGAAGCTCTAGCAAATACTTGCCATCAACAGACTTTAACTTTAGTGGATACACAACACCAGTAGACTGGGCACCGCATAACGAACCAACAGAAGTTATAAGGCATCCAGATTTTTACGGCTACACCAACCTTTATTTGCAAGAGGTTTCTCTTTTTCGCATGGAAGGCATACCACTTCTAACCTCAAGCGGTTATGTGGTCAGCAAGTGCAAAGGCTTTGCCAACTACTATTTAGAAAACCCTGGTTATTCACCCACCCCACCACCAAGCTAAAGGATCCAACCATGGTTATTCACTTTGAATTGCATCCTTCATGGACTCAATCTCTACTGTTTGGAGATGCCATCAAAGCTGGGGTATCCTTAGGGAAGGATAATCACTGGCATTACAACGGCATCACCGGATTGTATGTGGTTTCCAATGGTTTAAAGCTAACTTATTTCTACCTTTCGTCAGAACTTAGAGGCGGTTGGGGTTACGCAAGTTACGACTGGTTTACAAATACTTATTTGCCTGGTGTAACTCGTTATATGCAGTTTCCAATTCCTAACCCTTTTGCGTTTAACGGTGGAAATCCAATCGATGGAAGCCCATTCTTTACATGGCCTCCAGCCGTAGTGCAATCCGGCACCGTGGCGATTGATCTTTTCAAGATGGCTGGAACGCCTAACACCGCAGGCGTTCAGTACTCTTACGGATTCGCAAACTACACGATGGAACCTACAGCAATACCCTAAAAGTGCGAGCGATTTGCATCGCCACACAAGCCAGATTAACCTCGGTAATATTCTTTTTTTCGGAGGTCATTATGCCAGCAGGAATCTACAACTTTGCGGCAGAACAAGGGGCAACCCTCGCCCGTACCATATTGTACACCGACGCTGACGAGGTCGAGACCGATCTGACAGGCTACACCGCAGCGATGCAGGTACGGCCAACCGCAGCAAGCGCAACCGTAACGCTGGAGCTCACCACCGAAAACACCCGAATCACGCTAGGCGGTGCCGCTGGAACTGTGGATTTATTGGTTGACGCTGCCACGATGGAAGCGATTACGCCTGGTAAATACTTCTACGATTTAGAACTCTACACCGGCTCAACGGTGATCAGACTCATCGAAGGCACCTTCACCGTGAAAGCGGAGGTGACCCGTGCCTGATATCGTAGTGGTCACAGAATCTGGCATCGTCACAGTTTCGCAAGGCGAGACGCTGGTGACCGTCTACGATGGCCGTGGCCTGACAGGGCCAGCGGGTGCCGCTGGTTCTTCGACCCTCGATGGCCTTACCGACACCACCATTACTGGGGTGGCAGATGGTGACCTTTTAAAATACTCATCGGCTTCCACGCAGTGGGTCAACACCAACAAACTAGATGGTGGTAATTTCTGAAGGTAACTTTTAACTAAGGACTTTTTATCATGGCGAACACGATCCGAATCAAACGCAGAATAGGTGGCTCAACTGGCGCACCTACAACTTTGGGTTCAGCGGAGCTGGCCTTCAACGAGAACTCAGGCGGGAGGATTCTGTACTACGGTCTAGGTGATGACTCATTTGGGGTGGCAACATCCGTAATCGCAATCGGTGGCCCTGACTTCGCAGTAACAACCACCACAAATGCCAACATGACTGGCCCGATAACATCAGTAGGGAACGCGACCTCGATCGCTTCGCAAACTGGCACAGGCACCACCTTCGTGATGAACACTTCGCCTACGCTGGTAACACCAGCACTCGGCACGCCTTCCTCGGGAACGCTCACCAATTGCACCTTTCCCACCCTGAACCAGTCCACAACTGGCAACGCTGCAACAGTGACCACGAACGCTAACCTTACCGGAGTGATCACAAGCAGTGGCAATGCTACTGTAATTGCTAGCCAGACCGGAACCGGATCAAAGTTCGTAGTTGATACGAGTCCTACGCTTATCACTCCTGACATTGGAGTGGCGACTGGCACTAGCTTGGTTCTCAGTGGTGACCTAACCGTCAACGGCACGACCACCACGATCTCTAGTACCACCCTTGCAGTGGGTGATAAGAACATTGTTCTTGCTAGCGCATCCACTACCGATGCGGGTGCAGATGGTGGCGGTCTAACCTTGAAGGGTTTAACTGATCACACATGGAACTGGGTAGATGCCACCGATGCCTGGACATCGAGCGAGCATATCAACATCGCAGCAGCGAAATCCTACTACATCAACGGAACTGTAGTCTTATCAGCAACCAGTCTAGGCAGTGGCATCATTATCGATGGCGGGACTTTCTAACATGGCTAATCTAATTAAGATTAAACAAAGCGCAGTAGCTGCAAAGGTGCCAACCACAAGTGATCTCGCACTGGGTGAGCTTGGGGTTAATACCTACGATGGCAAGCTCTACACACGCAAGGATAACGGAACTCCCAGCATCATTCAGATTGGGGCATCCACAGTCACAGCTTTACCTGTCACGCTCTACAGCGGAGCCGTGACCAATGTCAGTATTTCAAATGGCTCGTTGCCTGTGCTTTTATTTGGTGGCGTTACCACCGTTAATGTAACCGTCACCTAGGAGAAAACATGGCAGCAAGATATCCATTAGTACTGAACACGACCACAGTGCAAGAACTGCAAAGCGGTGACACACTTTCGCTAACCTCACCAACTTTGGTGACTCCTGTTCTCGGTACACCTTCCAGCGGTACGCTCACCAGTTGCACCGGCTTGCCAATATCGACAGGAGTTTCTGGTCTTGGAACTAGCGTTGCAACTTTCTTGGCTACACCATCGAGCGCAAATCTTGCCTCATGCCTCACGGATGAAACTGGAAGCGGTGCAAATGTTTTCGCAACCTCGCCAACGCTCACAAGCGCAACGATCACCAGCCTCATCGAAACGAAAACCGCACCAACGATATCCAGCGGAACGCTCACGCTAAATTGTGCCCTTGGGAATGTGTTTCATGTCTCGCTGAATGCAGCCATCACGACACTGAACATTTCAAATATCCCGACCACCGGAAACGCATACGGAATAACACTGGCATTCACGATGGATGGAACGGCTAGGGCTGTGACTTGGGGTGCTGCAATTAAGTGGAGTGGTGGAACTGCCCCCACGCTGACTAGCACTAACGCAAAAGTTGACATCTTTGTGCTGACCACTTGGGATGGTGGCACGACTTGGTATGCAATGGTTGGAGGCCAAAATCACTAATGCCAATTAATAGAAAAGTTATGGGTGTGAGTAGGGGCCGAGTGTTTACTGGTGCGTTGAGTGGAAGTACTACAATTGCTGCTGGTACAACACCAAGAGGCGTTTGCATTTCTGCGGATGGGAAGTCAGTCTACGCAGCTAGGTCTGGGAATATTCAAATCTTTGACCGCAACACCACCACTGGTGCATTGAGTGGGACTAGCACTATTGCTGGATCTTCACCTTATGGAATCTGTATTTCCGCAGATGGATCGAGCGTTTACGCAACAAATTTCAATAGCAACACAGTCTCAATCTTTAGTAGAAATGTAAGCACAGGGGCACTCTCTGGAACAAGCACCATTGCTACAGGAAGTGTCCCTAGGTCTATTTGCATTTCCGCAAATGGAGCGAGCGTTTACACGGCTAATTATTCGGGTGGCACTGTTTCCATCTTTGATCGCAACACATCGACAGGGGCACTCTCTGGAACTAGCACCATTGCTGCATTGTATCCTTATGGCATCTGCATTGCAGCAGATGGTGTAAGCGTTTACACCGCCAACCTAGGCAATGCAACTGTTGGTATTTATACAAGAAACACTGGAACAGGTGCACTCTCTGGAACTAGTACCATTGCTGCTGGAGATGAACCTTTTGGTATTTGTATTGCAGCAGACGGCACTAATGTTTACTCAACTGGCAGCGGTTCTGGATCAAATAAAGTACACATCTTTACTCGGAGCTAACCAATCATGCAGTACGCAAAAATAAACGGTGACACGATCTTAGAGTTTCCATCCTATCCACACACCAACCACCCGCAGACTAGCTTTGGCGATGGCTGGCAGGGTGGCGAGATTGAAGGCAGCACCTATGTGCTTGTGGAAATTGAAGACACACCAGCCACCGACTACCTCACGCAAGACACAGAAGTTGAACCACCGAAAAAGGTGAAGGGCAAATGGTCAGTGAAAACCAAGGTGAAGGATATCAGCATTGAGGAAAAGGCGAAACGCAAAGCCGATAAGCAACAGCGTGACGCAGAGCAAGAAGATAACTTTCTCAGCAAAGCAGAAATTAAAGCGATCAGAAAATTACTTAAGGCGCAGTAACCCGAAAGGCCCATGATGAACCTCTTCCTATGGCTCTTGCTCTTCAATCAGATCGAGGCAACCTCCGTTGAGGGTGGTCGCACCTCTCCCGATGGCGCTGAAGAAATTCAAATTGACTTGCCCGGATCGCAACAAATGAAGAACACCGGAGGCCGTGACGGCGCGGGCCTTTGCGTCTTCACCAGCATTGAGCACGCAGGCAGGTGGCAAAATGTGGATAGCATCCTCGGACTCCAGCAAAAAATGACACGGGAACAGGGTGGTGGCTATCCTTCCAAGGTCGAGAAGATGCTCGCCAAGTATTGCGACGGCGCACAATACCTGCAATACGAAGGAAGCGACCCCGCACTGATCAAGCTCGCACTCACCACCGGCAGAATGCCGTCAGTCACTTACGGCTACTCGCCCAGGTACACAGGCAAGATCGCGCATATGGTCAACGCGGTACACCTCACAGAAAAATGGGCAGCGATCCTTGATAACAACTTCCCCGGCGAAACCAAGTACGAATGGATGAGCCCCGCAGAGTTCAAGAAACGCTGGGTCTCGGGTGGTGGTGGCTGGGCAGTGGTCGTGATCGCTCCCCCGCCTCCTCCTATGCCAGTCAACGAAAGCGAACCCGTCAAAGTCTACGGTCAGAAATGGGGCACACCCTCGAGCGCTGCGGTCGTAGCGCCCTATGAGTGGAAAGTTATCGATGCCAACCAGATTGCACTCTACAGCGCAGGCAAGCAACTCGGCGTCTGGATCATGGCCCGCCAGTGCTACCGGGAACTATTACCCGATGGCAACTGGTCATCAGACCAGGAGCTCGCCCCGTTCGCACCACCCGCATCGCACCTCATCAAAGTCATCGAGCAACAGGAGCAAAACTTCGGACTCGATCGCTCACGCATCGACTCAGGCGTTGAAAAGTTCTGGCTCGGTGGTCGAGAGGTTACCCGCAAACAAGCCTACAGCGCTATTGAGGGCAAGGGCAAAGACCTCATCGATGACCGGGAGAAATTGCGTCTAACTGTAATTGGGACGCCGTCTGAATGCAAGGCAGTGATCGCAGATCTCGAAAGCAACCCTGCACTGAGTGTGTTTGCTGACACCCTCTTGGTGCAAGCTTACCGACCCGATAACTGGGCAGTCAGGGAACTCGGGTTCCTTCCCGGTACACCTCGCATTATGGTGCAGGGTGGCCCAGATTCACGGGGCGCGGGCAAGGTGCTTCATAGTCAACCCGATTACAATGGCGGGGCTAATGCCCTTGCGGATGCCCTCAGACGGGTAAGGCCTGACTACGATCCCAACAAGGATCTGGACAAACGAAAAGCCCCCGCAAAGCCCACGGCACCGGATGCGGGAAACAGCACCATCGCACTCGTTGTGATGCTGTTGGCAGGCGGTTTAACCGTGGCGGGTTTCCCTGCGTTGGCAGCGCTAGTGCGCATCGGTGGCACGATGTTCGCACCCAAGCCTGCCGAGGTCGTGGTGGAAACTGTAAAGAGGAAAGCCGTAAAGCCAAGAAAGAAAAAGGTTTAGCGAAAAGTTATTACGAGGCGGTTGATAAATGGAAATTCCGAGGGACGATGAACGAATAATAAGGAGTGCCTCATGGATAAGTTAAAGTCAGGTTGGAAGACTTCAGAGTTCTGGACAACCCTTGTGCTCCAAGGTGTGAGTCTCGCGGTGATCGTGGGCATGGTCAATAGTACCGAGAGTGCAACGCTCACGGATTCGCTGACTAAAATGGTCACCGCCATTTTTACCCTAGCCATTTCTGGCGGGACTACTCTTGCCTATATCAAGAGTCGATTCGATCTAAAAAACAAATGACTACCTTCCACAGGGTCATCACTGGGATGCTCGTCGCGTGGTGCCTCTGGTTCACCCTCTATGGTGGTTGCCACTGCTACGCCGATCGACCTTTCCTCAAATTGGCAAAGCTCCTCCTCTGGCTCCTCGGGTCTTTCGCTCTCTAGACAGGGAACACACATGGAAGAAGACCCTTGGTTGAAACACTTAGAGCAATGCTACAGCGACCGTGATAACGGAGCCAAAGCCAGCGATCCCGAAGACTTGCGCACGCTGATGCTACGGAGGTTAGTGATCACCTTCGGCGTCGACAGTGATTATGTCAACTCCCTCATGCCGTTACTGATCCAGCAGTTCGTCATTGAATATGCGAGACACGGCTCGAGCAAGAAGTGCTTTGAATCCCTCGATGATAACTTCATCGACTTGAGCGACCCAAGATTCCAAGTCAAGTTAAAGAAGATCAGACGGGGCAGGGGAAACGACCCTTACGAAATACCACCAAAAACCAAAGGCAAACTGGATGGCTGAGATTACCTGCATCACCTGCGGAGAACGCAAACCACACCGAGCCAAGGGGCTTTGCATCAAGTGCTACGATCGCATACCCAGAAGGCTGATAACCTGCATCTCATGCGGCGAGCGCAAGCCACACGAGGCGAGGCAACTCTGCCGCCAATGCTATAAGAGCACGGGGCCCGACACGCCGAAGATGTCGCACTCGCTCGGGTGCGTGAAAGCGGAAGAGGAAAACAAGCGCGACTCACTGCGGGTGCCACCGCTTGGGCCTACGCTAGCACGACCGGGCAGCGAGGAAAAGATTCAAGTCCTCATCGCCAGGCACACCCGCTTTGAAACACTCTATCACCCCAACGACTGCGTGATCCCGAAGGAGCTTGAAGGTGGTGGCAGCAAGCGCATCGATGGCGGCTGGCATAACGGGGCAACCATCTTTCACACACCCGATCTCGATGACTAGCCAGACCCGGCGAATGTCCCTGGTCGAATCTATTGCGAACACCGCAGCTGGCTTTCTTGTTTCCTTGCTCATCCAGATTTCACTCTTCTCAATCATGGGAATCGAAACCACGACGACGCAGAACCTGACCATGAGTGGGGTGTTTACCTTGGCCAGCTTGGTGCGTGGCTACCTCATGCGGAGGCTCTTTATATGGTGGCAAAGTGGTACAACATTTTTTTAGAAATCATGCGTATTCCTGCATAATAATGCATAAGAAGTTTAACGGATTTTAAAAAATTAGCGATGATAATACGCTATCAGAATAGGGCTTTGCTGCTCTTCCATATTTCCGGTTGGGGTGGAAGAGGTCGCAGGTTCAAATCCTGTATCCCCGACCTTGTTTTTGATAGAAAAGTGATTTTGGGAAAGTTGTACTGTACAACATTGTACACCTTCTGCTATGATTCTCCGCATGGAGGCCCGCTTTTGGGCTTCTTCCGTGCGAGTTCAAATCATGGCAAAGAAAAAAGTACCCGGTCTGCTACACCATAAGGGAAAAAACTTAGGGTATAGCATCAGCCCCGCAACCCGTAAGGCCACTTACCACGGGCAGTGGGGCCTCGTAGCTACCAAGCAGGCCTACCTCCGCTGGTGTGCCGACCTTCTTACTGAGGATGTCTCACCCTCGATCGTGCCTGAACACGAACCCGTTGTCGCTGATCTGGTAAACGCCATGATCAAGCACTCCATCTCCTACTACCGAGACCCGACGACCGGGAAACCCACATCGCAGGTGGGTGTCATCAAGTCGGCACTGCGGGAGCTCGACCTTTATCTTGAAATGAAAATAAAAGATTTTAAGCCCTCGGTGCTGGTGGCGGTTCGTGCTGCCATTGTCAACCGAGACATCATTCCCCAGTCGGAAGGCGCACCGAAAAAGAAATTGTGTATCAGTAGTGTGAACAATGCCATCGTAAAGATTCGCCAGATGTTTAAGCTCGGTGTCGGATGGGAACTTGTCCCAGTCGAGATATACCAAGCGCTCGCCTGTGTCCAGCACCTTAACTGGCGAACCGCACCAACCTTAAGGAACCCTGACAGGATCGCCCCCGTGCCTGTTGAGTACTTCAGACTGATCATGCCCCATTTGAAACCAATGTACCGTGCAGTGCTCACCGTCCACCTCGCAACCGGGATGCGTGTCAAGGAGCTCTGCTCCATGCGTTGGTCGGAGATGACGGAGGTCGAACCCGGTCTCTGGTGCTACGCTCCAGCGGAACACAAGAACTCTCACCGGGGTGATCCGAGATTAATCTACATGAAGACCGATCTCATCGACCTCATGCGCTCCGTACGCAAACCGCTTTGGGATAAAGATGCTGTCTGGTGCCAGCGTGGCGTTGGCAAGAGTGCTGGCTACAGCGGCATGATCAGTGGTGATGGCTACGCCCGAGCCATTGAGGGTGCACAAAAAAGATACAACGAGGGCAGGCTCGCAATCAACCAGGGCGCTCGTACCGATAAAAAGAAACTCGACACCACCTCTGCAAAGCGTGCCCCGATGGAACACTGGACACCGTTACAAATCCGACACACCGTGGCAACGCAGGTGCGGCGCACTCACGGGCTCGAGGGAGCGCAAGCGGTACTCGGTCACAGCACCCTTGACGCCACACAAATCTATGCGGAAAAGCGTGATGATCTCGCACGGTGCGTAGCCCGAGGGTAAATAGTGCCAAAAAATATTTAATATAATTTAAATATTTTATTTAGATTTAGTGGAAAATAGTGTTATCTTAATTTTTCTACGAACGACTTCCCCAGTTACTAAGGATATTTCGCCCATGAGCTTGATTTTTGAGATGGCAATAGAAAAAGCGGCAAAAGAAGCAATGCACAAATATCTATACAATGATTCGGAGGGCACTTCCGGTGGCGGGTATAATGATTCTGCGGTGCTAAATGCAGTAGCTAAAAGGAGGGACAGTAAAATGTCTTGGATGGATTTCTCAGACGAAGAACTAAAAATTGTGAACGAAGTCGAACGCAACCCTGGCATGAAGGGCGACCAAATAATTAAATTCATGAGCGTCCATAACCCTACAGGCACGGGTGTGACTTGCGAAGCCGCTGTCACTAAGGGCCTATTGTCGAATCTCGTAAAGCGAAAAGTCCTCATCTCAAACGAAGGGTATACCCTTAACGATTCAAGTACCCCCCCCCTGTAAACTACCCATCTTACCACCCGAATAACTAAGTGCTTTAACGTAAAACAAATCAAAGCCCAGCGCTCGAAACGCTGGGCTTTTTTCGTTTCTACACCTCAATAATAATACTAATCATATCGCTATTATCTTCTAGTAATACCGCAGTCGTACCGCAGTCGTACCAGAGTAGTACCACAGTATGCTTGGTAAATAATTTCAAATAGTGAAGATTACCCGTGTCCTGAGTGTTTCCGATATTCGCACTCGGGATGAGATAAGGCGACGCAGTTTATCCTTTTTTACTGCGTCGCTTTTTTAACACGAGGGATCTAACAACAAGTGACACGCATCATAATTCCAAAACGACCTGTCTCGGTTCGCGAACTGTCCGAGCTTTTCAATGTGAACCTGCAAACAGTCTACCGCTGGGAGCGCCAAGGCATCGTCATTGATGGCCGCATTGTGCGTCTTCAAACCTATCGCATCGGCGGGTGCAAACGCATCGAGCCTGAGATGGTGGCGCAGTTCTACGACGAACTTAACCCGCCACCCGTAGAGCGAAAGCTCACAAAGAAGAAAGAAACAAAACTCGTCGAGGATGCGGTGGAGCAGGCGAGAGCTTGGCTTCAATCCTAATGGCACTCAAAGAGAACTACGTCGAATATGTTCGTGACCTTCTCTTGCGCATGATTGATCACGCTCAAAGTGCAGACGCACCGAGCACCAAATTTCAACACGGAATCTATGACGCGCGCACCACAGCGCTCATCAACCATATGCTCGAGACCCTCGCGGACGCGATTCTCGAAGACGAGCCACCCCGATCGTAATGCGGGCAACACACTACCCTCGTTGGGTATCGCATCACGATCGAGTGGATTTAACAAGGAGGTTTCTCATGCTTAATTTTACCCGCAGAAGCGGCGAGTCTCTCAGGTTTATTTCAGGTGAACACACCGTCATCGTGCATCTCACGATGGACGGGCCAAGGATGAAGGTTGCAATCGATGCACCCAAGGCCGTAAAGATTTACCGCGAAGAACTGATGATTAAGGAAGCAACTTTAAAGGGAGCGATTTAATGGCAGCGATACCAAACGACATCAGAGAAGGCATCGAGGCAGCGATCACCCGTGGGCTGCAAGATGATGTGGTCTGCACGAACTCAGAGAAGAAACGCCGTGAGGAATACTTCGCCTCTCTCCCGCCTTGGATGGCCCAGTGTCATCGTCAGGACTACGAGTTTGACCCGACCTACGACATCGCCTCGGCGACCTTCGCTCTTCCCGGTGGCGAGAAGATCTCAGTAAAGCGGGCGTGGGGCACACTCTATTCAAAGCCCGGTGAGGTTAGCACCTCGATGCACTTTAAGTATTGGGTACATAATCAATCACGCTGGGCGAAAGCCGACACCTTAGATCATGCGATCTATTGCGCAACCGAGCTCAGCCGTGAGGAGATGATTGCCAAGGCTAAGAAGGAACTCGATGCGCAGGAGGAGTCGGCATGAGAAACTTTATGACCTGCGATAAGTGCGGGAAGGCAGTGGTTAAAAAGTATGGGTTCAAAGATCTCTGCAATCTGTGCTACACCAAAAGCCTGAACCTCTCAGCCCGCCAAACTTTGGAAATGAACAAACTAAAAGACGAATTAAAGCAGGTCAAGGCCATGCTGAAAACTCTCCGAACGACACTAGGGAACCACAAGCTATCCCTTCAGACCGCCGCCAGAAAAAACGAGAAGCTTAAGGCTGACAATGCCCAGCTCGAATCATTGTGGGCGTCACCGTTTAAAAACTTATCGATGATTGAAGAGCCTGTAAAGAAACAGAAAAGGAGACAAGCATGAACCTTCCCGAAACCAAACCACGGGTGACGATCATCTCGCAACTCTGCACTAGGCAGGGCAAGACGGACATCGGCAAGCCTTATGTGGTCTACCTCAGTGATGGCCGCTGGTGGCTACAGCAAGAGCAATCACTCTGGCCCGATCGTGAGCTTACTTTCCTCGAGATGTGGACGCTACTCAAAGGCGAGAACCATTACAACCTGACGAGACAGGGCACCGCCATGCGGATCGATAAGCGCTGGGAAACCCTCCACAGCAAGGCCGAGTTCGACAACATCGATCGCTGGGATGAGACCGGCAACCTCATGAAGGAAGTCAAAGAAACGCTTGAGCGACTCATGAAAGAACTGGAGCTCATGAAATGACCGCTAAAGAATGCGCCCTTAAATATCTGGCAATGGGCTTGAGTGTTATCGCGATCGCACCCAACGGAAGCAAAGGCCCGGCAACCGTGGTCGGGTCGTGGTTACCCTTCATGACGGGAGCAAGGGCAACCCCGCAGCAGGTCGATGCGTGGTGGCCAGAAGGAACTCGCAACGGCGTCGCGATCGTGGGCGGGATCTTGTCCAACGATCTTGCGGTCATCGACATCGAAACCGGCGACGCTTACGCACAGTACCGCCAAGACTGCCAGCAAGAAGGCTTGCTCTACGCTTTGGATAGTTGCCCGATCGTAGTCACCCCGAATGGCGGCAGGCACATCTACTGCTTTGGTGTTCAGCGTAAGAACCTCAAGCTAGCCAAGTCTACCGAGGGCAAGACGCTCATCGAGATCAAGGGGAGCAACGGCTATGTCCTGGCACCGGGCTCGACGGAGGAGTGCCACCCGACTGGGCTACTCTATAGGTGGGAAAACAATTCGCTCTTGGATCTACCTGCACCCGCTCTGCCCGTAGACTCGGACGACTTCGATCTGATGGTAACCGTGGCGGTGTTACAAAATGTAGGAAAGTTTCCAGAGAAGTTTACACTACCGATACAAGCGGGCGAAATCAGAGACAACCGCAAGCGCCCCGGCGATGACTACAACGAGCGAGCCGACTGGGCAACCATCTTGCATGGTGCTGGCTGGGAGATCTCCCGCATCGGTCAGGACAAAATCTATTGGCGCAGGGCTGGTAAAGACGATGGCATCTCAGGCACGACTGGACACTGCCGCACTGATGGCTCTGGCGATATGCTTTATGTGTTCTCATCGAACGCTGCACCCTTTCAAGAGGCGAAGGCCTACAGCAAGTTTGCTGCCTACACCTTGTTATCCCATGACGGTAACTTTACCGCAGCAACTCGGGCTCTTGCGAGTGCAGGGTTCGGCGAACCTGAAGTTGAACTTAACTTTCTGCATAAGGCGAAGGCTGAAGATGCACCGCTAAAGATCGAGCCCGACCCAGTGACCGGGCTTGAGTATGAGATCATCGGAAAGATGAAACGGGATACGACGGAGCGGGTCTGGCACTGGTACGGCTTCGTCACTGGGGGTGGTGTGACTTTGTTCAGTGCCATCTGGAAGATCGGCAAAACAACACTACTAACGGGCCTATTGAAGTCATGGATTATCGGAGATTCTTTTCTAGGGCAGAAGGTTGATAAGTGTAAGGCCTTAGTTATATCGGAAGAGCACAGAGACTTTTGGATTGACCGACACGCAGAGACTGGCGTAGGCGATGAAGACCAGCACGGGGTCTGGTGCAAACCATTCACGGCACAGATGACCATGAAGCAATGGTTCGAGTATGTCGCACAGCTTGCCTTCATTATGCAGCGTGACGGGTTCAGTGTTTTGATCATCGACACCATCTCAAAGATCTGGCCGGTGAAAGATGAAAACTCTGCGACCGAAGTGCAACAAGCAATTAACGCTCTCGACTTCATCACTAAGCCGGGGATGTCAGTCATCCTTGTTCACCATCATCGCAAGGGTGGCGGCGAGAACCACACCGCATCCCGAGGCTCGGGTGCATTGTCTTCAGCAGTGGATATCTGCATGGACTTCACCAGGGAAGAAGGCGGCTACGGTAACAAAAGCAAAACCAGAAGGCTGATCACGACCACGGGGCGTTGCGGTAGAGCGACCCCATACGAAGTGCTTATCGACTTTGTTGATGAGCAATTAGTAAGACTCGGTGACAAAGACCAAGTCGATACCACCGCACGAAAGAAGTCCATCATCGAAGTGCTGGACAAGGACACCTACTACACCTTGGAATACATACAGGAGGCAAGCGGACAAAGACAGGCATTTGTTAGGAAACACTTAGAAGCCCTAGTCAACGACGGCGAAGTCGAGATGATTGGAACAGGCGGTCGAGGTGATAAAAAACGCTGGCGCAAAGTAACTATTCAACAACCTACTCAAAATAACCTTGGAGATTTCAATGGCAGTGCTCAGAGTTTGTGATTCTACAGATCAGTTTTCAGTACCTACCGGAACCTATGCAGCAAAGCTTCTTGGGTATAAGGAGATGCAACCCAGTGCGAAGTTTCCCGACTCAGGAACTTCCTACGCTTGGGAGTTTGAGATTGTCGAGGGCGTACACGCTCGGAAGACCACCTCGAGGTGGACACCCACTAAGCTCACGATGTCTAACAACTTCGGCAAGCTCATCAGGGAGATGCTCGGCAGGCCACTTATCAACGGTGAAGATATCGACCCAGATACTTTCATCAACAAGAAGTTTACGATCACCGTGGGGCCAAGTGCGGACGGGCTGAAGACGAAGGTCATCATGTGCGCACCGCTCACCGCATCCCCAGCGATGGCGCCTCCTCCTCCTCCCGGAGCTCCGGCAGCGAAGCCCGCACCCGTGATCGCGGCACCCGTGGCAGAAGACAAAAACCGGAAGGTGTTTGTTAGTCGTGATGGCGTCGAGCAGGGAACCTTCTGGGATTATGACCTCGCTTACGCTGAACTCGGCAATCCAACCTGGGCGAATGCTGTGGTCTACGACAACGAGAAGAAGGCGTATGTACCTGCAAGGGATTATCTCTTGCCGTTCTAGTCAGTGACCACCTCTGCGCCTGGCATTGTGTCGGGCGCATTACTTAACTACTTTTCAGAAAGATAAAGACTCAATGGCTACTACAGCAAAAGCATTACCTAAGTTTGAAGTTCCAACCATCTCGGCACCTACGAAACTTCTTACTCTAGATCTAAAAACAATCCTGATAAACCTCGAAGGCATAACGCCTTTCTTGTGTCATGCTTGGGATCCAAAAATCGAGAAAAAAATGCAAGAGAAGCAAGCTGGCACAGCAAGCAAGGGCCGTGAAAAACGAGACCCGGTACAAGACTATGAGGGAGCGTTCTACCGTCTTCCCGATGGTCGCCCCGGCATGAAGATCATTGCTTTTAAAGATTGTGCGGTTACTGCGGTAACAAGCTTAGGCAAGGAGTTCACCAAGGTTGGAGCAAGGCAGGCGTTCTTTATCTCTCGTGATAAGGATGGCGGCGACTTAA